TGATGTAAAAAGTTATGATAAGTTTTCTAATGTCAGAATATTTAATGATAAATTGTCTAAATGTCAGAATATTTAATGATAAGTTGTCTAATGATGTAAAAAGTTATGATAAGTTGTCTAATGTTATGAATAGTTAATGATAAGTTGTCTAATGTTATGAATAGTTAATGATAAGTTGTCTAATGTTATGAATAATTAATGATAAGTTGTCTAATGTTATGAATAGTTAATGATAAGAATGTTTATGATAATAATGTTAATGGCAAGTTGTCTTGACCATTAAAATATTCATATCTGTCATAAATAACTTATTGTCCTTAATTTTTAATTCAAGATTTATCTTGAATTAAAAAGCTTTGTTGATTGTGTAACAATCAATGAAGCACAAACAAAAAGATTTACACTTAAAATAAACAAATTCATTCGGATTTGGCAACTACTGATTTTTAATAATAGTCACATTCACTATAATAAACATACTTTGATAATTTTAATTTAAGATTCATATTGAATTGAAATCTGCATCAATTTTGCTACAATTTACTAACAAAAATTGAAGTCCAATTTATTTTAATATTATGATATATTTTTATATCACTCAATTCTTCTTCAATTAAAAAAAGAAACTAAATCAAATAGAAATGACTACTTCACCATCTATAATTAGTGAATCTTCATCATCAGCTTCTTCATTCACGCTTGATACTTTAGAATCAAAATTTGATGGCAAATGTTTTGGCTGTTCCACCGAAATATCAGATCCATTTTTGCAAAAAAGTATTGTTGGGTTTGATGTCTGTGTCCAATTGGTAGTGGCAGAATTTATTGTTGGATGGCAAGTCTGCTCTAAGTGCAAACCAATTGCAGAATCTTCTCTCAAGAAAATTCTTAGTGACGTTCTGCCAAAGAAATTTTTCGGCTCTTCTAAAGATTTTTACGAAGCATTCAGTTCTTCTTGTAAAGTTAAAAGATCAAATGGAGATATTGAGAGTGATTGGTTTGTCATTCCAAATTCTTTGTTTTACGTAAAGAATACACAAAAATTCTTTGTGTATGTTGAACAATTAGACACAAAGGCATGGACTGGTGACAATGGCCATCTTCACAAAAGAAGATATAAATGTGTCAATCTTCAGGACTTCTTAGCATTAAATACTTAATTATCCAATCTACACACTATTATTGATTTTATATGAAAATGCATATTAGATGTTGTTCCTTTTGCAATAATAAAAATTGAAATTTTTATTATTCAGATATCCTTTTTGAAATTATATTATCCTAAATCTCTTTCATTCAGAAAGGACACAAAAAATGACTTCCACAAGTACATCGACTAATACTGGTTCAAACCAAAACACTGAATCCCTTGGCATTTGCTACAATTGTTGCAGTCACATTGTAGATTGTGATGAGTGTGGTGACGCCCATTGTGATTGTGATTATTGCGACAGGTGCGGGTCTGCGTGTGGCTGTAATTGCTATAATCCTCCTGATAACACAAACAAGGATTATTATTCAGACAGTGATCAAGATGATGACGATTGACTTTGACTTGTTGTGTTATGGTTCAAATAGCTCTCATTTCTTTTTTATTATTACTTTTTTCAATTCGTCCAGTTGTTTTTCAAGTTCTTCTATTTTTTTATTTACATTAACATTTTGGTTATTCTGTTCAACTACTCTATTTGGATTGAATTTACAATAATCTCTCATATGTCTATACATTCCATTCTTTGATGTAAAAGTTGCTACACAATATTTACAATTATTTTCTTTAACACATACCATATTGATCACATGATAATTCGCGTTCTCTTTTGAACTAAATCTCTTGTCACATTTTTTACAATAATATCCATTTTCATTAATTAATATATCATTTCCACCATTTCTATATTGTTTTCTATCCTGTTTTCTATCTTGTTTTTCTTCTTCATCATCATTATCATTCTTATCATTATTGACAATTGGATCATCTATAATTGGTGTCTCATTATGAAGCGTTATTTTCAAATAATTAGAATATTTATTCTTAATGTAATCAAAATCATCGTCAACTCTCTGGTTCATTGTGTTAATCAATGCATCTGTATATTGAATCATCTTTGTTATTGATCCTTGGAAATATTCAAGTCCAAAATCCCTCTTCTGTTCAAAGTTCTTCTTAAATAATTCTATTAATTCACTCTCAACATGGTGGCAATCATTCACTTTGCATAAATATATTAGTCTTGAGTTCTTTGGATAACTATTAAATCTCTGCAATATATTATGAGTCCTGCCAATCTTATAAATTGGAGTCTTCTTTTTGTGATGTTCTGCCATTTGAATAATGTAGATATACTTATTCCTTTCTTTAACATCAATAATAATTTTCTCCTCTTTCTGGTCTGGCATTTTTGTCTCTGTTTTTTTCATGCTTTACTTTTTGGATTATTGTAATAGTATTATTCTAATATTTAAGTCATATTTTTGACATTATTTTTCCGGAAAAAAGAAACATGACGATTATTTAGAGACTGATTTTTTGGGTCTCAATTGGTCCCCAATTTTTGGAAATTCCTAAAGTTTAATAACCCTAAGGGTTTTATAAACTTATATATTCTCTCTCTCTCTCTCTGATATAGAATTCTGATTTTGTGTATAGATAAACTGTGTATTTTATGAAAATTTAATTTAACAATAATACTTTTATTACTACACATCAAAATGTGAATGATAGATTTCACAGGTCAGAACCCTATAATTAATACACAAATTAAATGTGTTTTGGCTGAAAAAATATATAAGGAAATAATATTATTATTAATTATATTACTGACAATGTTTGAATGCAAGAATTGTGGCAAGACTTTTTCTTCAAATGAAAACCTCCAATACCATATTACAAATAAGGTTTGTGACAAAGAACACAAATGCAGACATTGTGTAGCCGTATTTACATCTAAAAATGGTATGTATAGACATATGAGAGATTATTGTAAATTCAATCCAGATCGTGTAGGAAATGCAGAAAACAAAGAAGAGGTTGACGAAAAAGAGGAAGTCAAGAATAAAATAATACAACTCGAAAAAGACAATGCAGAACTGAAAAAGAATATGGAATTATTGATGGAACAGTTAATGAAGTCAAATAATCTAATGACACTGACAGACAAGGATAAAGATAAACAAGACAAAAAGGTAGAAAAGAAGAACAAGACAAATGAGAAGAAACAAGTAGAGAATGTAAATCAAGGGTTAGTCAATAATGGATCGATTAATAACAGTGTGATTAATGTAAACAACATAACACTTGTAGCATATGGAAAGGAGGATATGTCAAAAATAGATAAAAATGAATTTGCAAAGATCCTACGTAATGGATTCAATTCATCAATCAAACTGACAGAGGCCTTACATTTCAATCCCAACTTTCCAGAATATCATAATATTTATATCTCAAATATGAAAGATAAATATGCAATGTTGTATGATGGAACTAATTGGAATCTTACTATGAAGGATACATTAATTGATAAGATTTATGATGATAAGAAAAATTATATCGAACAGAACCTCGAACAGTTTGTGGAATCATTAAGACCATCACAGATAAATGCTTTGAAAAGATGGATTGATACTGATGATGATACACCAAAAATTAAAAATATTAAAGAAGAGATTAAATTACTTCTTTATAATAAAAAAGATATGGCAATCAAGACACATGCCCAAACAATTCAAGCTAAAAATGAGACTAAATGTAAAAAAACAAAAATACTCAAAAAATAAATGCAATTAAATTCTATTTTAATTTATTTTTGAGATATGAAATTTTTGTTCTAATATCTTCAAGCTCTTTCCGACTCAATTAAATATGAATAAATAAATTTCTTGCATATAACTTATAAGTATGGGGCGTGATATTTTTCTTTATTACGACAAAATTAAAAACTATGTTTATGTTGGCGTAAATATTAACAATGTTGAAGATTATGGATATGAATTTGAATTTACAATTGAAAAGAAAACAAATGGCATTAAATTCAAAAAAGCTATGATATTAATTGGTTACTTAAATGATATATTTAATATGAAAAAATATAAACAAAAAATAAATGAAGAAACGGATCCTAATGATGAGAAATTTGAGAAATTTCAAGAAGAACACAAAAAGAAACTGTTTTATGGTTATGATAACAGTGTCACGTCATATATTATTAATAAAATAAATATGTTAGATAAAAAGACAAATAACTCATACAAAATAGCTCCTAAAACATTGCTACAAAATATCGATGTATTAATGAATGAGATTGAACTACAAATTAGAGGTGATACGAAATATAAGTACGTTTATGTAACGAGTCCAAAAAAAATTAAAAGTAAAAAAATAAAACTTAACAAACAAATAACAAATAAAATAAATAAAATACTTGATGATATGTAAATGATATAAAGATTTAATGATAAAATCAAATCAGATGCCAATATCAAATTTTACTAACTACAAAAATTTTAACAAAATTGCAGATACATTGTTGAATGATACATTACTTATTGTCAAAAATAATAGATTTAGAATTTGTGAGATAGAATTTTATTATAAAGGAGAAGAACATGAAGATAAATACACCCATTGTACGGATGATCAATTAAGCTTCTTATCTTTTTATTTTCATAAATATAAAAATGGAACCTACAAAGCAGGAACTTATAAAGGTATGGATTTAACTTTTGGTAATGAGAAAGATATTTATTACGGTGTTCTTGTAAGATCAATGTTAGATCTAGATTCGAATGAATTTATTGAAGGACCATGTAGGTGTGTCAATAAGATTCTTGAATTAAATGAATGTAAAACTGTGAAAGATTTTCTTGATAATAAGAAATTGCCTCTAAAACTGTATTCGACAAATCAAAATATATATATCAGAGATTACAATACACAAGAGAAAAAAGAAATAAAAAAAGAACAAATATATATTGGACCACGAGTTGGATTGTCAGATAAATACCCAAAATTTGTCAACTTAAATTACAGATATGCGATAATGATAAAAAAAATAAAGAAACAAAAAAAATTTAATGAACTACTTCACTATTAACTTTTCATGAGTGTGTTATATTATATTCACAGATGCCAGAAAAGTTATATATAGCTACACTAATCCCATATAGCGCAGCTATATAAAAATTAGTATCCTATCGTCCGATCAAAAACAAAATCTTTTGTTTTTTGATCAACCACAATGTATTTATCAAAGGAAATAAATTTGGAAATTCTGGGCAAAAGACGATTGATTTTGTCTGCAATAAATTCTGCCCTAACATAGTCCATGATCAAAGCTGATATGTCTTTGATGCCAACATGGAGATCCAACACATCGTGATACTTTCCTTCATAAAATCTACGACGATCATCAAGTGCATTTGCATAACCTTCCAAACCAACAATGTCACCTCGATTTCTGTAGTAAAAATATGCATCTGGAAGGTACACAATGTTGTTTGTACATAATGTTGAAATTTGTGCATAAGTGAGTTTGAGGATTTCATTTTCAAGTTCTGATGATCCATGAAAAGGATCAAATACATATGATGGCGTGATTTTTTTTTGTTTCATAATCTGATAAAATTCTGTTTCTGATGCATTAGAACTTGACAAAATCTGACCCGAGAAAACATCCTTCACTACTAGTTTGCGTTCATTGTTGGCAATTGGTGTCATTATCGAGTACTCGATAAGTCTGCCCACACTGTCAATAAGATACGCAGTGCCATTTATCCTATCTTTGGGTTTATATGACACGACTAGCATTGATGATGATTGTGTTATGTTGTTTTTTTGCAAAAAAATGCAAAAGAATAATATATTAATCAGTCCAATGTATTAGCTAAACAATATGTTTAGATTTTCAATTTTTGCAAAAATGAACAGATTGTTTAGATATATTAAACAAAAATAGTTATCAATACAAAATTGTTATATTTTTTTATGTGCGATATCTTCGATTTAATATTGTCAAGTTCTTTTGTTATTACTGCCTCTTTGTTTTCAAAATCAAAAAGAAGATTTAATGCATCATTTAATAATACTCTCTGAAAAAGATGATTGCACAAGTCAGTTTGCAACACTGAATATCCATCAAAAATATGAACTGATTTTTTGTCAATATTGGATATGTTAGTTGTATATGTGTTTGTTTTTTTATCATTGTCATCATAATTTAAAAGAATGTTGGAATATTTTTTGTAATAATCATAATCTAGTATATGAGGAACATATTGATCTGATTTATTTTTTTGCCATATATTGATCATTAGATTATTTTTTGAACAATATTTTTTGAAACTACTCAATGATTCCAAATTTATTCCTCGTTAAAAATTTTTTGTATTAGTTCACATGCGGTTTCGAAACTGGAACAACCATATTTTTTACATCGTTTGGATCTTCATAATAACAACCTTTTTTTTACAGTGTATAACGGACAATTATAACAATATGGAATGGTTAGTATATGTGACATTATTAAATAATGAACAAAAATAAATATTGTTCATTATAACAAATCACATAAAAATCATTTTTTTATAACAAAAGTTTTTATGTTGTCTCGTAACTTCAACAATCCTCTTTTTCAAAAAGTGTATTTATTATTTCTAAATTTTTATTGTTAGAATAAAAAAATATATCAGATCATCAAGTAGTGTTACATACTAACTTGTGTAATTCTCTTTTTTCAATGAGTGTCCTTGGAACTGACATCCTTAGAACTGACATCCCCAGAACTGACATCCTTAGAACTGACATCCTTAGAACTGACATCCTTAGAACTGACATCCTTAGAACTGACATCCTTAGAACTGACATCCTTAGAACTGACATCCTTAGAACTGACATCCTTAG